GCCCTGCTTGAAGAGCATCATCCACGCGGCGATCGCCACGGTGAGCCACGACACGCCTGCGTCTCGGCTCTTCTCGACGACGCCGTCCTCACGCGAGAGCCAGCGCTGCACCACCCAGTCGATGAACTCGCGCTGCTTGGGGAACAGGATGAACGGCACGACGGTGCGCAGGCCCTTCTCGGCCAAGCGGGGGTCGAACGTCATGCCCCAGTCGCTGATGAAGTCGGCCGGGTGGCCGGCGTAGTAGTCCTTGAGGCGGGCGACGATCTCAGGCTGCTCACGCATGCGCTGCAAGCGCTCCACGCGTGTCTGGAACACCTTCTCGTAGTCGGGGTTGATCCAGTCGAAGCCCTCCATCACTCCCCCTTGATCAGGCGCTCGTAGGCCTGCTCTGCTGTCAGCGACAGGTCAGCTTTGATCTCGAGGGCCTTGCCGTCCTTGCCGGTCAGCTCGAGCTTGGACTTGTCGCCGTAGTCGGAGGCGTTGAGCTTGCTGGCCACCTTGAGGTTGGTGTCGATGGCCACGCGCAGGCCTGCAGCGTCGCCGATGGCGGCCGCCTGCCGGGCGTAGTCGATCGAGGCGTCCACGAGGTTGTGCGCGCGCTCGATGCCCGCCATGGCGTACTGCTCTTTGGTCTCGTCGCTGTCCATGAGGATCTGGCGCAGCTTCCAGCCGGGGATCTTGAAGGGCAGCGTGTCGGCGATCGCTTGGAAGGACTCGCCCCACACGTAGCGGTTGAACACCTCCTCGGCGATCTCGAGCACGTCGGCCTTGAGCCGTGCAGCCTCGACCCGCTTGGGGTCCAGATGCAGGGCCGTGCTGACCGGTTTCGTCTTGTCCTTCGATTTCACCATTTCACCTTGTTGGCCCAGTAGGCCGCACTCATCTTTCCCTTGGCGATGTTCTGCGCGTGCCGGGCCTTGAATGCCTCGTTGCGCTTGGTGCCCTCGGGCGAACCCTTGACGCCTTGCTGGCCGAAGCGGATCAGCTTGACCTTGTCGCCGGCCTTGGCCAGCACAGCGTGCGACTTTGTGGGATGGCCGGGCGTGCGCTTGGGCGAGTTGTATCCGCCGAACTGCATGCCGCGATAGATGATTCCCATGGTCGCCTCACTTCTTGGCCGTCTTGGCCGAGTCCTTGAAGGCCTTGTCGGTCGGCGCGCCTTTGCTGCCGGGCTTGCGCATGCGCTCGCCAGAGCCATCAGCGATGCGCTCGCGCTTGGCGTGGATGTTGGCGTACAGGCCCTGCGAGCTGGCCCTGCCGATGATTCCTTTGCCGTACATGCGCGTCTCCGATGGGTGGCCCCGCGATCGCCAATCTCCTCGGGAGACGGACGCATCGACTGGCGCCGGGGGCCATAAACAAAAAAGCCCGCACGAGGCGGGCTGGTTTTGGGGCGCACTGCCCCGGGCGCGATACTACATCATTGTGATAGTCAGGTCAATGTCAGTCGTCAATCCTCTGCGGCAGCCGGGTCAGGCCCTGCCGGGTGCAGATGGTCAGGAAGCGCACGGCCGCCTCCATGACCTCGCGGTCGGACTGCATGCCCCACTCCTTGCGCAGGTAGATGAAGCACGCCGCGATGTCCGGCGCCAGCGTCGTGTTGATTGTGCGGCCGCCCTTGGACAGCCGGTACTTGCGCTGCTTCTCGGCGTTGGTCATGGCGTCGGGCTTGCGCGAGCGGAAGCCCTTCTTCCTGACCATGGCCTGCGGGTCGAGCTTCTCGATGCTCATACCAGCGCAGCGACCAGCGACACCGACAGCATGATCAGCAGGACGGCGGCGACCACCAGCGGCGAGCGGCGGATGTTCTCGTCCTGCCGGTAGCCCGGCAGCCGGGTTGTTCTGGCCGGGCAGTCGCGGCCTTGGTTGCACCCGTGGGTGCTGCAGTACTCGTCGCAGCAGCTCTTCATGGCAGCATCCTCAATCCGTTGTAGACGTCGTCAAGGGTGCCGACCTGCCAGTAGCGGCCTTCGTCGACGGTGAGCAGCGCCCCGCCTGCGGTCATGCGCATGCGCTCGTTGGTCTCTGGCGCTTCACCGCAGTCGAGTGCAGCGAACTCAGGGTTGTGACAGGCCTTGACCACGCGGCCCTTCTCAGCGGCCAGCGCAATGACTTGTTCGATCGTCGTCATACGTCGCTCCCACAGGCCGGGCAGCGGCGGCGCTGGCTTGCCTCTCTGAAGTGCTTGGCCAGATCCATCATGGCCTCGCGGAACTCGTCGTCGCCCTCGACCTTGCGGCCGCGCCAGATGACGTCGCCACCGGCCTCGATGCGCAGCACCTCTTTCGGCTGCTCGATGGGCTTGATGTGGAAGGTAAGCTGATCATTCATGACCGGCTCCCGAACATGTAGCACGGCGCATCCTTGCGATGCACGACGTCGGGGATCATCGGCTGGCCGCAGGTGCAGTGAAACGGCAGCTCTTCCTCCGGCTCAGATGTCGAAGGGGCTGCGTCCTCCAATCCATCGCGTCCGAATATCGCCTCCCACCTGCGGTCGTACTCCTCTTGGCTGACGCTGTACGGGCGCGGTGCGCTTCCTTTTCCGCTCATGTTGCTGGTCCTTTCCGTGTTGCATTTCCGTTCTGATCTGCCTGACGCGCGTCTCGGTCACGCCAACCTCGTGCGCGATGGCCGTGGGCTTGATGCCCTCCTGCAGCAGCGCTTCGATGCGCTGGCGTCGTGTGTGTGACTCGGTGCGCTGATTCTCGCCGCGCTTCCACTTCTCCATGAATTCCTGCACGCGCTTGAGGCCAACGGCCTTGATGACCGTGGCCGGCAGCTCGAACGTGGTGAAGCGGCGGCCGTCCTCGAGCTGGTAGCGGCGGGTCCTGATCCCGTCGGCCCGCGTGCGGCTCTCGAGGCATTTCATTGCACGTTCCTGCTCTGGTAGGCGTTGCACTTCCTGCAGCAGCGAAGCTGGTAGGGGTGGCCGTCGCCGGTGACAGGGTCGGCCCACTTGCTCCAGTCGTGGCGACATTCGTTGCGGCGCTTCCACCAGTACGACACGAGGCCCCACACCCCAGCGCAGGCGCAGACGATGATGGCGGTGCCGAACACGAGGAGCAGGTCACCCCAGACTGTGCCGATCATGGTGCTCTCCTCATTCTTTCGCGCAGCTCGTTTCGCTGGTGTTCAAAAAGCTCAAGCCTGACGATGTCCAGACAGCCCAACGTCTCGGTCAAGCTGACTTTGCCGTCGTACTTTTGCAGCGTGTCATACAGGTCAAGCACGAGCTGTTCTTGCAAGGGGTTTGGTTCGTAGCTCATGCCGCCTTCCTCGGAACGGGTTCGCTGAGCAGCGCCTCGATGCGCATAGCCAAGGCGTGCTGGCAATCCTTGTGGACGCCGTTCGCAATACGCGAGATCGTCCCCTGCGACGTGCCTGTGCGCTGCGCGATCTGCTTTTGTCGCCAGCCCACCATCGTCAGCGTCTTGATCATGTCTTGAGGCGTCATGCGGCCTCCTCGTACTGCGCGCCGTTGGCCGCCATGCGGGCCAGCAGCTTCTGCTGGCGCTGCTTCTCGCGCCAGCGCTTGCAGGTCTCTGCCTTTGGCCTTGGCTTTGGCTTGGGCATGTCCTTGCCCTGCCCTAGCTCGAAGACCTTGAGCGTGCGGCCACCCTTGGCGTCCTCGCGCCAGTCAGAGATGAACACGGCGCCACGCTTGTGCAGCTGGTTGCAGTAGTTGCGCACGGTCTGGATGGCCAGACCCGACAGGTCGGCCAGCTCGAGCATCGTGTGGCAGCCGTCCTGCAGGCCGACCATCAGCTCGGCGATGGCGATCGCGTTGACGCGAACAGAGCTGCGTCTCACCATGGCGCGTCCTCCGCGGTCTCGCATGCACGCTCGTAGGCGGACTTGCGCGGCTCCTTGGGCGGCAGCAGCTGCTTGCCGTTCTCGTCGTACTGCGGGAAGGGCCAGTTGGGGTCGTACTGCTTGCTCATGCGACCCTCGCTTCCAGCATGGCGTCGGCCATCTTGTAGACGTAGGCGGCAACCTCGTCAGCAACGGGACGATGCGAAGTGCCGTTGGGGCCGAAGTGGTATGTCAGCGTCAGGCTGTTCAGCGCCTTGGCCGCAAAGTAGTCGCGCAGGGTCATGCCCTTGTGCAACGAATCCACTTCATCGTGTGCGTTTTCTTTCAAGCCAGATGGAAACGCTGGCCCGCCTGTGTTGATGTTGCTCATACCGCCCTTCCTTCGGCCACGCGCAGCGTGTTCAGGAACAGCGGCGCGGCCATAGTCATCAGCATGGCGCGTGCTTCGGCGTTTTTGGTCTCCAGCAGCACGTCGCCGACAAAAAACCATTGCAGTTCGCCCAGGCTGTACGCGCTGGTGTTGGTCTTGTGGTCCTCACGGATCACGCGCGCCAGTTCATCGAAGAATTCAACCTGCAGGCTGCTTTCCATCTGCCAGAACGCCTCGGCCATCATGGCGGGCGTCAGTTGGACTGTTGCGGTGGCATGGATCACAGTGCACCCCCTTCCGTGTCGTCGGCGGGCAGGTGCTGCACGATCGTCTCGACGCGGCCGTCGCGGTACACGAGTCGGTTGCCCATGCGCGAAGGCAGGGCCAGTGCATCGTCCTGCCCGGGGCGGCTCGGTCCCCACTTCGGCACGTAGTCTCCGGCAGACGAGGTGCCAACGACAGTGCGGGGTGCTGCGACGCTGGGTTCTGGTTTCGGTTCGGCCTTGCGGCGTGTTGCATTCATGTCGGTCTCCTGATGCGCAAAATTGCGTCGGATCAGTATATCACCATTGTGATACTCAGCCGAGGACTTTATCGATGTAATCGGCGATCAGTCGGCCAGCCTCGAGCACCAGCTCGTCGTCGCCGTCCTTGCTCTCGAGCGTGCGGCGGGTCCACGAGCGGAACTCCCGCGACAGGGCGCGCCAGTGCTCGGGGTGCGTGAGCTGCAACCAGTCGACCGCAGCGCACACGGCGCGGATCTCGGCGGAGCTGTAGCCGGTGACGTCCTCGAACTCGGTGACGGTGCCGACGGCCTTGGCGAACATCGGGCTGACGGTGGGGAAGCCGAGGTCTTGCTGGGCGTCGGCCCAGTCGCGTGCTGCCCACTGCGAGACCAGCTCGCCGACCCACTCGGGTTGTAGTCGGATCATGACTTCTCCTGCTGCTTGACCCGGTCCTTGTACCGGTTGAATCGCCACCATGTGCCCTCGGCCTCGATGCGTTGCCAGACGGCATCGCGCTCGGGCTCGCTCATGGCGTTCCAGTTGGCCACCTCGATGTAGGTGCGGCCGCAGCCTTTGCAGTGCTCGTCGTAGAGCGTGGTGCAGACGGCGATGCAGGGGCTGTCGGGTCTGGTCATCGCTTGCACTCCATGACGACGCGCGGCGGGTACCAGCCCTCGTGGTCGAGCATGAGCACGCGGGCTCTGAAGTCGGTGGGCTTCATGGCCAGCGCTGCCTTGGCCATGGCGCTCTCGGCGGACTGGCAGCGGCCGGTGACGGTCTCCCACTTGCGGTGGCCGTACCGGCGGACCTGCCCGATGTAGTGGCCCTTGGGAGCGTGGACGTGGATGTTGCTCATACGAACCCGAGCTCCTTCTTGAAGGCCGACAGCGCCAGCACGATGTCCCGGGCCTGCGCATAGTCGAGGCAGACGTAGTAGTCCTGCCGGGTGCTGCTGTTGCCGGGGAAGCGGGCGATGTAGCCGTTGCCGGTGTCTGTGACGCGGCAGCGCAGCTCACCGGGCTCGTGGTAGCCGAAGCCCTGCGTGACGTCGGCCTCGTTCTCGAAGCGCTCAACGATGTCCTCGCAGCGGTCGGAGATGTAGCGCTCGGTCATGGTTGCTCCTTGGATGGAATGCACTTGCCCGGCTCGCTGATGCACAGGTAGTAGTCGATCGCACCCAGTGCGCCGAGGATCGTGGCGATGATGTGCGCCGCTCCGAATAGGGCAAGGAACAGCTTCATGCCTGCCCCCTTGCTCGGATCGCAGCGGCGATCTCTTCGCCGCTGTATGTGCCATGTTCAGCCGCCACCCTCTCACACGCTTCGCGCTCGGCCTCCACCTCCATCTCGATCCGGTCAACGATCTCGGTGCCAAGGGCGTCGAGCAGCTGCTCCATGGTGTCGCCGTGGCCAGTGGCGAAGCCGAACTGGATCATCCATGCGGCCAGCTTGTTGCGCTCCTTTGCCACGCCCTCTGCGACCATGCGGTCAACGACCGCCATGTCGAACATCACATTGCTCATTTCCAGTCGTCCTCCCCAAGCTGTGCGTCCTCGATCATGAAGATGCGGAACTCGCGCTCTCGAGCGATGTTGATCAAGTCGAAGAAGTCGCGCCGTTCGCGGCATGTCCCGAAGAGCCACAGCGTCTGCTGGCGCTGGCCGAGCAAAGCGTGCGCGTCTGCCACGTAGGTCCACTCGCTGGGCGCCATGTCGTGCCAGCGTGCGAGATGGCGAGCCTGCTCGGCCGTGCCGGCGATGATGAATACGCGGTTCACTTGGCATCCCCAAACTCAGCGGCCACCAGCGTCAGGGCAATCACGCCCTCGGCGCCGCACTCGGTCACGCGCTTGCGGATGTCCTCGGCGCAGTCGAGGATCTTGTTGCGGGTCTCCTGCGGCATCTCGAGCAGCAGGCCGCGCAGCATCAGCGCCATGGCTTTGGATTCGGTCATGCGGCACCTCCGATCGCCTTGACCGATGCCATCAGGCGCTCTCGGCACTCCAATGCGGCCACGGTAGGCGTCTTGTGTCCGAACTCGCTGGCCACCTCGAACTTGGCCCCGGTCGGGGTGATGTTCACCTCAACCGAAACGCGCCAGCCCCCCTCACGTCCGCAGTACACGCTGGGCCGGCCCCACTTGGCCAGCTCCAGCAGCACGTCCTCGAGGGTCTCGCCGGTTGCCCGGGGGGTGGTGGCCGGCTGGGCCACGTCGGTGGCCGGGGCCTTGGGTTTGATCAGGTCCAGCAGGCTCATTTGAATGCCCTCCCCGGCTTTTCGACGATGTAGCGTCCAGTGGTCTTGTCCAGCTTGCAGCTCAAGTCGAAGTCTTTGACCAGACCCTCGAATTGCGCGAATCCCCCAGCAAGATGGCCGATGTAGACCGCGCCTATCTCTGCTGGCTCGCCAGACAGTTGCACTGACTTCAGCGCCCTCTTGACCGCCGTGAGGTGATACTCGTCGGCCCATGCGTTGATCTCGCTGACCGTGAACCATGCGTGTGCGCTTGCTGTCGTCATCCCAGCACCTCCACCAGCAGGCTCACCTCACCGCCCGGGGTCGAGTCCGACCAAGCGAAGTGCTCCTCGATCAGCACCTTGTTGCTGTCGTCCAGCCAGAACCCGGCGCGGGTCAGCGCATCGGCCACCACCTTGCGCACGTTGTCCACGTCCCGGGCGCGCCGATCAGGCGGCGACAGCAGCCAGCTCACCGCCAGAGGCCCGCCAAGCGGCTTTTGGCCAGTCAGGCTGCCCATGCCCATGGCCGCCACGATCTGCGCCACGGTGGCCTCGTAGGCCTTGGCCTTGGGGGTCTTGTAGTGCCCACCGGTGCGGGTGTGCTTGACGGCGTGGTTGCCGGTGGCTGCCGGCCAAGGCAGCGAAAACTCCCAAGTTAGTGTCCGCTGACTTGGTTTGGTTACTGTTGCGGAAATCTTCTGGTCCATCTTTTGGTCTTTCTGCCGGGCGTCCCGACTACAGCAATGTGATACTTTGGGCGCCCTTGCCCGACCGAGTTATCCACAGGCCGGACATGCCGCCGGCCCAGATCTCGCCAGTTGCCGCCACCCTATAAGGGTGTGGCGGCTTGGCGGCATGATCCCGCCAAGTTGGCGCCAAGGTTGACGCCAAGAAAGACACGCCACAAACCCGCATGGTTGCTGGGTTTTCTGCCTTTTTGCAAAGTTGCCGCCAGCTTGCCGCCAGCACTTTGGCGGCACCGAAAAAATGTTGCCGCCAAGGGTTTTGGCGGCATCTTTTGCCTATTTTTTGAGCACTGCTCATTTTTTAAGCACCCTCCGGGAGGACCATAAACCCGGTCATGGACAGCTCGTTGAGCGCCTTGTCGGTGAGCTCCCAGCCCTTGGAGCCTTGGATCTTTTTGGCCAGACCTT